GATACTCTTGGACCCCGGATTTCTCCTTTTACCAAGAGGGCGCTCAAGATGCGTTTTATAATTTAGGACTAGATTATGGGACTTTCATCCCCATCTAGCCGTTGACCACTGATCAACGAGAGAATATCTCGACGATATGTGTACATGTTTCCTATTTTTATTGACGTGGGGCGCCCAAAACAAGAGAGGCTTAACCAGACAAGATCATATTCAGAACTTGTAACTGTGCCGCATCATTATCCAGTAGCAAGTCTACAGCCAGATTCAGCCCATCTATAGCAATTTCTTGTGCTAAATTAATAGCGACAAGGTCGTTCACCTGCGCTTGTAGCATCTCATTATGAAGAACTAATGAAGAATGCTGAAGCATAGAAGAACGAATATGCAATAGAAGAAACAGAGCCTGACAGAGCAAGATCCAGAAAACAAACGGATGTTTATTATCAACACTTGGAATATAAGTCTCTAGTTCTGATAGGATATCCGACCACAACGGTAAGATATCATACTCAAAACTCTCACCTCCAGAATGGATGTGAGTATACAAGAGAAAAATAAACAAAATGAAGATAAAACGAACAACTACAGTTTGAAATAATCAAGCATAGAAATTAGCAATGATCAGAAATGAACCTAATATATACACTATGTCCGAGGGATAAATCGAATGTATCAAGAAGATACACAGACATATCACAAGGGAAGTGTACATAAGACGGTTAAGAAAGGATAACCGGAGCTTGATAAGATCACTCCAGTAATCCAATCTTAAAAATCTGGTAAATAACCTAGGAACGAAAAGGACACTTTGGAGAAAGGAATATCGTAATCACGAGGTATAATTTCACATACCAACACGTACGTCAAAAGACGTACCGTCGCGGTAAATGAAATTAACCCAGTGAAACAGGGCAAAAGGTCCCTGGGGCCTAAGTTCGTCTACACTATAAGTAAAGAAGTTAGAAAATTTCTTGAAATTTATAGGGTAGCCGGGCTTAGGCTTACGAAGTTTAATCTCTAAAATGGACTTAGCCCAATCACCACTCCATCACTCTGAGAGTGAATTCAAGATCAGCGTTACAAGATGAAAGTACCCTTTCTCAGGGAACTCATTCACTGGTGACCCTTCAATCCTAACTAAAGGAAAGTCGAGATCAGACAGCTTTGAGTTCACAGATAATCAGATAGCAACCTCCTGCACGAAAGTCTCCTTACGAACAATATCCTCATCCTTATCCTCTCGTCTAAAAATTAGAGAAGAGAAATCGGGGCAAGAATTTACCTTGTCAAGATTTTCTCTTAACGTTAGTATCACAGCATTGACTCCGTCCTTATAATTATCAATCATTCACTCACGAGAATTCCCGTGAACAAATAACTGAATATCTTTCAGTTCAGAATCTCACTTTAATACATCGTCAGATAATATCTGATAAGACAGTGAAGTAAGAAACTCAGATGGTGAATCCAGTTCCTTAAGTACCTTGTTCAATTGCCGACGTTTCTTCGCTACTGCTGCATCGATAACCGAGCGATAAAGATTTCAAATATATTCCGAAAGTTTATATTCGAAATCCTCAGGCAAGACCCACCTCTTATTCATTGAATAGATACTAAGCCATAACATAGGTTTCATATAGTGACGAGTTCAATATAATAGAACGGTCCGATAAACAGGACCCAGTGTTCTAATTGACCGATCTCTATACGAACCTAAAAATTTATAGCCAGCACCCACCGTTGAAAGAAGTGAAGGTAACGATGAACCAAATTTCTTCGAAAATGAAAAATAACCTGCGAGGTTTTCACCAAGCGAGTTAAATTCTTTCGCGGAGAAAGGAGAGACATCCTTACCCTTAAAGATGAAACGTTTAGCAAATTCTAAAGCATGGGAGCTAATCAAACTCTTCGTTAGATTAACCTCCACACCCAGTTTTCCCATCAGCTTCAAGTACTGCTTTGCCACTTGCTTATTACATATAACAATGTCATCCCCAAGAAGGGCGTAATCTTTGAACTCGTGACGATGACCCAATTTATATCAGCAAAATTGCACAATATAATGATGAGTCATTGCCAACATAGCTCAAGAGGATAACGCCCCCATGGGCTGACCAACCTTATACTTAACCAAGGCCGATACAGGGGGTGTTACTGCACTCGTAGATAGAAAGTAAAATCTATCAATTAAAATACGGGCTCAGCTATCACTCCGAGATCGACCCAGTAAAGGGTATAAGATCTTCTTTTGCAACATAATAGGCAAGCGGTCTGTCGCTGCAGATAGATCAAAGGAGAAATACCTCGGATAACCAAATTTCACAATGGCATCTAAGGGTTTCAATTGATCAAATGTCCCATCAGTTCCCTTCTTACGAAGGACCATGAATAGATAGTCATGCAATGGCTTCATAAGTCATTGAGTAAAACAATCTACCATGGCAAAAACTCTCACCTTCCCAGCAGGTTCAATCTTAATACCTAACCGACCACAGAAATATTTTACTGACTTGGCAGAAACCAATTCAATAAAACTCCCTGGATTAGTTAAAGGACCAAGATCTCCCCTATTAGGAGGGATAAAGTTCTTCTTCCCAAGGGGCACTGTAGAAAGACGTCGTATGAAAAATAAGAACCTAGCACCCATCTCAGATCCAGTCAAGTACGTCGACATAGAGTCGAATATACCTTCCCGAATTAAAGATAGGGCTTGAAAGCTCATAACGTCCGGATGAGTTGAGACCCTGAGATCAGAAGTCCCAGGGGCCGATTTACTGATAATAAAAGGAGAAAACTCCTTAAAATCATTAGACGGGAAACCCAACCTACCAGAGTCCATGAACTTAAAATCTAAGCCCATATATCCATAAAAAGTCTTTAACATCTGCTCCGAAGTCATACCAAAGAGAGACCGCTGCTGTTCTGGTTTAAGAATAGTGAATGAAGAGTCCTTCCAAATTGTCTCAAGCTTTAGATTCCCGGGGTAATTAAAAACCCGATACAAGGAAAATAAAGTGAGTCAAAGTCGAATTATCAATTCATCATTACTCTTAATGCGCCCACGATGGACTATAGGAATAACACGAGGTAACCCTAATCGGGTCCTGGAAACTCTGGGACCGGATGGGAGATCCACGTGATATCCAGCTATAGACTGCATCAATGCCATATGACAATTCTTAAGGTTCAATACAAGACCCTTAATTCCTTGTCTGTTGGCTAAGGAAGACATGTACTTAACATAAACGACGATCACTCTGACCATCGAAGATCTTAAGTGGAAACCCATTAATCGAAGCATTAATAATAATACTTTGATAAATGGACGACCGTTATTTCTAACGATCATACCAGAGTAGTCATATTTAAAAACTCGACATACTTGAGACGCCTGTTGTATTCAGGCTCTAAAGTGACGTCTTTTCATAAATATTTATAGTGGTACAAGTTCTCCATCATGCAAGTGACCCATCATCACATGAACTACCGCGCATAGACCTTATAGGTATATACCGCGGCAGTACATACAATGCCGATCGCTCACCCAACATATTTCATCAAACTGATAGCAAAGACTGCAGTCTTTAGATTGGCTTAATCTATCAGATATTCACACCTATTATGGTGCGAACTCAATCGATGAAATCTATTGGACTTCAAACGTACATATAAATACTCACTAGTATTAAGTACGACTACTTGCTTTATCCTCTTTCGAGGGAAGTAGGTACCTTCTCTAGGTAGGTAATCTAACCTTATACACTCAATGAGTGTACCGGCTAAGATACCCTTCTTAGGAGAGTATTTGGCGTGATGGGGTTCCGTTGAACTCCATAATCAAGATGCAAACCCGAATTATGAAATTCAGGGGGGAAGCCACGCGCTTCTGGCAAAGAACCTTGTTAGGTT